TATATATTACAAGTACAATACTTTATTTAATTATTGCGACGTCGTCCATAAATAGAAGCAAACATTCCACGAGATACTGGGAGATAACTGCGACCTGTCTTGGACGATAGAATCATACGCGTATCTAGATTTGACTTTTCCGTAGTTACAATAACCGGGGATACCATTGGAGCAACAATCTCATCATTATCTTTCGGTACGTCAACTGGGGCAGGTTCGGTGCCGGTTGTCTCTAGTTTCTCAACACGTGCGAGAATCTCATGAAACTTGTTATTGAGATCGGCAATCGAATATGGAGCAGGTGGTGGAGTTGCAGCAGTGTCGTCGTCTAAAGTTGGATCCGTTGATGAGTTGTTATCGGCGCCGGTTGTTGACTCCTCAGTGATAGTTTCAGTTAGTTGAACTTCTTGTATTTCGACGGGTAGATCATCTACAAGTGCTGCACTTGCGCGTTTTAGCCAGGCTGGTTCGGAAACTGGCGCAGTTCTAACGGAACCCGGAGATTCCGGACGGTCGGGGAGGGGTGACGATGTTCCAGACATAATTAATAGTTCGTTCTTTACTTTATACTATAAATATAAAAAATTAAACCCAGTAAAACGACAACCCCCGTCCCATATTTTTGTATTTTACATAATCTACTCAAAACGGATATCCCCTGGAAATAGCTGAGAAAATACATCAAGCGAACGGTTCGCTGTACGAGTGTCGCTTACAGGGCGATCATCAGATGGAATGATGAACGCCTGAGCAAGGCGCCACCCAACACCGAGTGCAGGGTCCTTGCGTGCCCAGACACCGACATCCTCAAGGATGGCAATAATCTTGGCATTGCGGAGCTGGCCAGTTCCGCCATCTTGTGGCGAAAGAAGATCAGTTGTGGTGACGTTCTTCCAAATGTAACCGGTCTCATCTTTGCCAGTTGCCACACGTAGAGTGGGTGCATTTGGAAGACCAGTTGGTACAACCTTGACGCGCATGAAGTGATAGTCATGCTGACGCTGAAGACGGAGAGATGCCTGGGTTACAAACGTAATATTCTCCTTTTTGATATTTTCATCTGTGTCGGCAAACCACTTCTTGTCCTGTGCGGTCTCAGCAAGAGTATTGTGAAGCTCACCAAAAAACTGCTTGTACTCATCAACATCCTCATTAATACGGATGTCCATGGTGTATGTGAGTGGTCCAAGATCAGCAGGTTTCTTGATTGCCTCGTCAATCTTGGCAAGGAATTCGGGGGCAGTGGTCGGCTTACCGCCGGCACCAAATGGAGTGTTTAGATACCATGGGACAGTCGCCCACTTTTCATATGCACCGACACGAAGGGTAATACTCGGATTAATGAATACCTTTGTGACGGCCTTTTTGTTCCAGTCAAACTCAGAGAACTTGACATCCTTAGGGTTAGTGGTAGTGAATGTATACGCTGGCGAAGACATATCGATAGTATTTATGTATTTGGTGAGTGTTTGTATAGAGTTATTGATTTATGTATGTGGTCAGAAGCAGGAGCTTCCCAAGATTGTGTATGCATTATACAATACAAAATAACAATCTGACACTCTATAAGATATCATAAACGATAATGAATTATTGAGGTGGTGTTGGTTTTCCTATTTTTGATCGCAGTATGCGCTCAAGTACATCGTCGCGCGGGGATTTTGCATAATATGCCTGCAATAACCCGGCTGCTGTGGTTAGTACTCCAAATATAATTTGATTCCTTGCTTCTTTTCTCTGTAATGCAACTTGCCGATATGAATTATATGCATAAAACGTACCAGTGAGAAACATACATAAGAATAAGAATGTATTAATATACGGAAGATATTCGTCCATCGTGTCGACTAGATTAATTAATTTTTTACAAGCATATCACCTGGCCATTCCCATTCCATGTCCTTATAAATATTTTTCATAATAGCATCCTGTGGCGGAATTTTACCGTTACCAGAGAGTAGCGATAACGTTGGCAATAAATCATCGGCACCCATTAACTGATAAATTCTATAAATACAGTATCCATACGACAAAAAGTTCTTACGATCAGGAGGCATATGCTTGTTGAATGGTTCTTGCATTGCAATAAAGATTAACCCGGCGAGTTGATCCATCTCTGATGTTAGACGTGGCGGTGGAATGCCAGTACACTTCATTGTAATCTGAGCAGTGTAACTATACGCCTTTGATTTCATTTTATTCTTCTTTAATACATCAAGTACCACATGCTGATCAACATCATCTGGATGTACTCCACGCACAGCGAGACCTTCCATTACCTTTTTAATAATATCATCGGGTACGACATATGTTTCTTTTGCTTGTGTACGAATAAGCCACTCGTTAAAGTGGTTTGATCGTTTGTATGAGAACGATTGATTAAATACAACCTCATCTCCAAATGATACTGCCGATGCAGTTGCATCGAGAACTGTAGCAGAGTATCCACATTCCTGACAGTTCAGCAAGGAGCGCGCGGATTGCATAAGTACCTGTCCACCGCATTTAATACACTTTGAATCGTCATTATTTATTTTTACAGCAGGGGCCGCTCCATTCACGACTGCATTGTATTCGTTCATCAACTTGTTTTTATCATGGCATGGTTCCGATGGGGATGAGGTTGCAGTATTTTTTGACTTCTTGTTTGCGACCGCAGCCGCGGCTTCCATTCTATTTTGACCAATAGTATATTTTGATGTCAATGCCTCGAGACGTTCGATGTAAACGCCATTGTTGATCTTTTCGATTTCATCCATTAAATTTTTGCGCGAATTTGTCATGATTTTTATCTTTAAAATATTGTGTCTGTCATTTGATAGTTTTGATAGTTCATGATCAATGTCACCAATCTTTTGCTGAATGTCATGTATGGAATTACTCATGCATTTGACATCATTCTCCGCCTTTTCGATAACAGACGAAAGTGTAGTAGCTTCGACCGGTTGACGAGCACGCTTAATTGGCATAGAACTTGCTTACTCTCTATGATGGAAAAACAATGAATCTGATCACAATATAAAAATATTTTTAGTATATAAAGATCAAATGGGACAAGCAAAAAAGCGAATCGGGAAGCGTAAAAAACTAGCCGATCGGTTCCACAAATCGAATGGGCTTTTTGATAGTTTCAAATCGGTTTCTGCAATTATGGAAGCATCGGTAGCAGAAGCAGTTGAACAACTCAAGCAAGTAAGTCTTCAAATTGACAAGGTCAATCGGGTTGGGCATATGTCTATTTACGGCGTAGACACTCCATTTAAAATTGGTAAAAAGTTAGGCGAGGGTTCGTTTGGTGCAATATACGAACTTTCTGGATCGTTAGAGGGTACTGTATTAAAGGTCGTTGGGTATGACAAACGGGATCCAGACAATGCCAGCTACGAAGACTGGGTTGTTCGAATTGTGTCAGAGGCTGCTCTATCTAGAATCTTTAGTGCAGTAAATGCTGGCCCAACTACTCCACCAATTTCACTTGGTATATCACCGGATGGAAATGTAGCATACTTCTTTATGGAGAGTATGGCTGGGTCTGGCTTTGATTTAATGGAAGCAATTCTATTTAACGGGGACTTTAATAAATTCAAGGGGACACTTACAAAACAAATTAGACATCACATAACAGTGGCAGTTAAACTTGGCATTGTATGTACAGATATGAAGCCCGATAATATGTTATATCGCATAACTGACAAAAACAAGCTAAGAATTGTTCTGGCTGATTTCGACAGTTTATTCTGTTGCGCACTTGCTGAATCGTACGCAAGGAAACATTTACATGGCGTAAAGATGCAAGTTCCGGATAATAAGGATAATGGACATTGGACAAATATCAACGGCACCCTTTTACAAGATCGTGTCCCGGAAACCGGTGCACCGTGTCCAACGAAGCGCAAAAAGTATACCAAACAGATTATCAAGGTTACACTTGGTCTTATTGGATCTATGATGGATCTATTTCCAGAGGAGCGGAGATATACTCGTAAATATCTCGGAGATCGTTACAATCGTGGAGAATATGTATATGATCTATTCAAGATTCGGTGGGATCACTACGAACCACTATTTATTGTGTAAACTTCTTAATTGGAGCGTATGAATATCGATGCACAAATGGAATTGGACCATTTTTTTCAATAGCATCCATGTGAGCTTTTGTACCATATCCCATGTGATTCTCAAAGCCGTACTCTGGATATGTCTTACTCAGTTCTTCCATATACAAGTCTCGTGAAACTTTTGCTAGCACAGATGCACATGAAATTGAATACATCCTCAAGTCACCCTTAACAAACGTCTCGACTTTTGCACTGTTCACATACTTACTGGGAGTCTTGTCGCCATCTACGAGAGCAAATGTCGCACAAGACTCGTTAATTACATCTCCCATAGCTTTCAACGTTGCGTTTAAAATGTTAATATCATCGATTTCATATGGTTCAATGAAGCTCACGTAACATTTAATATTTGGATTAAGTGTTAGGTATTCAAATGCAGCAAGTCGCTGTTTCTCTGTCATCTTTTTACTGTCTTTGATAAGCGGATGAAGTGGTTCATTCTCAGGGACAAAGCATGCTCCAGCTACAACCGGACCAGCCAGAGCGCCACGACCCGCCTAATATAATGTATTTAATATTACACTGATCCATATATAATTATATCTATGATAATAGACACTTACCTCGTCAACGCCAATGACAATATTCTCATCAAAATTACCAAGTGCATTACATATGGTTTGTAACTCTTCGCTACGGTCCATTATATAACCGGAAATATTTTCTGTAGTACATGATCAATGTTACATGTCAAATAATTTTATTAATATATAGTAAATGTCTATGCTAAAGCCAACCCGTGGAAAAAACTCACTTGGGTATTATTCGTCATCAAGTGAAGATGAAGATAGTTCGGTTGTTGTGCGCAAAAAAGTGCTTCCGGTTGACAGAGTAGATATCGAATCTTACGTCGGTAAATGGTATCAGGTATATACCTCACTGTCGCCACTACTCACATTCGAACTTGGTGGAAGAAATACCACTGCAGTTTATACAAAAACAAGTCAGCCGGATGTACTTGCAGTTTTAAATCGCAACGAACCGTCATATTTACCTGCACAAGAAATTCGTGGATGGGCGCGCGCATCTGGTAGTAGACCTGGCGTATTTCATGTTACACTAGGAGCCGGTGCCGCATCGGAGGCAGTTGATGCTGTGTTTCGTGCTCCGGGTAATTATTGGATTGTTGCACTAGGTCCCAAGGAAGGTAACCTGTATCAGTGGTCCGTTGTTACAAATTCAACAAAATCTCAGATTTATATTCTGTGTCGTAATGCGCAGGTATTTAAAGATCATTATGAAAAGGACGTATTAAAGCTTACTGAGCAAATGGGTTTTACTACAACATGGAATCGTCCACGCGCTACTGAACAAACACACGAGTAATTATCAGATTCATTTTTTTGAATCGACTAGATAATAATGATTTCTGAAGCATATGTATTTGGCAGCGAGTGTACCATTAAATTCTCACCGGAAGTACCTCATACGATGGTTAATACAATTAGGCGCACACTTATGCTAGATATAGTAGAAAATGCACCAACTGATGTAACGGTTCATAAAAACACAAGCGTGTATCCATGCGAGCTACTTGCCCATCGCATTGGCATGGTGCCAATTATTTCAGAGTGTACCACAATCTCATTGCACGCAGTCGGGCCATGTACAGTATACTCCGATTCTATTCTATGTAAGGACACTGGCAAAGAAGTTACTCAACCGGGTATTATGTTAATTCCCCTCGGAAAAGGGCATGAGATTCACTTTTCATGCAAAATAACAAAAGGAACTGGAAGGAAACATGCTAGGTTTGCTCACTGTTCTTCGATCTCAATGAAAAAATGCAGCCCTGCAAATAAACTCCTAGAAAAGGAATGTTGGTGCGGGGCAAATTTTACACCAAAAGAAACACAGCCATCTCATTGTTCTAGGTGCAATTGCAAAAAGTACAGCACGGGTACAACTGACGCTCAATTCGTTCTTTCGTACAAAACGATCAATCCAAACGTTCATCCCATTACATACACCATGCGTGCAATTGATGTTATGTATAAAAAAATAGGAAAGCTCAAGGAAGTTGCTTCTTCACAGATGGAATGCTCTTAGCATTCTTTAATCCAGGGGGGTACGTTAAATCGCGTTCTGGACGCATGCGCACATATACACGTTTGGGTATTCTTACATTGTTTTTATTACGTTCACCGTCTTTTGTAACATATTTACATATTAATTTTGCAATAATACAAAAGTATGGTCGAATAGACACGCCAGGCATTCCATTACCACCATTTTTTGCTGCAACTTCAAGTTCAGATAATGGCCAGTATTTTATTTGTCCCTTTTCAATGTACTCTTCTTTTACATTGACCGCGTAAAGAGATCCATCTTCATTGTATGTGATATCAACTGCTGGATGAGGAAAACTCACTTCTACTGGAGGATTATTGATCATGTTAGTTGCTTGCGTATGTATGCGATCAAACGCGTTACTGTCATTTGATTTTACACGAGTCCAACCTTCATCGGTATCATCATGAGATGTAGATGTATATGATACCGACTTTGTAAGAGTCTTTAGTCGATTTCCCATTTTTGCCAACTCAACAAGATAATTAATTGCATTACCAAATCGCACAGGAAGATCTGGATCCCATGGGATATATTTTATATATGTTACATGAGTTCGAGTTCCTCCCATTGTTTTTACTGCAATTTGCGCAATGTAATTCTTTGTATCTAGCATCTGTATCAAACTATCTTTATCCGAAAAGATCATACCTAATGATTCTTCTATCATTTCACGAGCGGCATTCACAGCTGCTGTTTCCGAACCCGTATTTCCACCTTCAAATCCCGACCATTTTAATGATGAACTCCAATTTTTTACGTATTTTTCTCGCCCAAGTAATGCATATACCACTCCGTTAGGTGCAGTGCTTATGGGAACAACACCTGCACCTGAAATATTATCTTCTTCTGGTGATTCATTATCACTAGGCTCCATGTTTGCTTCTTATCTATGGCAGCATAAAATTCATTATCTATAATAATATACCATGTCCTCAGCCACAGTCAATCTATATGTTTCCCGTCTTACTGACGATGCTAAGCTTCCCACAAAGGGTACTTCACTATCCGCAGGATATGACATTTATGCGTCTGAGGATGTTAAGATTCCACCATTCAGTAAGAAGATGGTATCCACTGGTCTAGCGATGACTGTACCTGAAGGCACTTATGGTCGTGTTGCTCCACGCAGTGGTCTTGCTCATAAAAACTCGATCGATGTACTAGCTGGAATTATTGATCGAGATTACATTGGAGAAGTTAAAGTGATTCTTATGAATCTTTCGAATGACACACAAGAGTTCCCAAAGCATACTCGCATTGCACAGCTCATTCTCGAAAAGATTGAAAATGCAACAGTAAGGGAAGTAGTTGACCTTACAACTACGATTGAGTCTGACCGTGGGGCAGGGGGGTTTGGTAGTACTGGTATGTAGATTTTATTTTGTAATAATAAAGAATGAAACTATCTGAAGTAAGTGATTCCACGCGTAAAATATTATTCTGGTTAGTTTGCATACCACTAAGAATTAGCATTGCCTTAATTACAGCACTTGCGTTTCCAAATGCGGCACCTGCTGTAAAATATGTATTTGGCATTGTTTATTTAATACCAGTTATATGGTGGTCAGTTTATATACTTGGAATAAAACACAGAACAGCTGGGGCATTTAAACAAAATGCATTCTGGGCAAACGCACGTCCGATACACGCTGTACTATGGCTAACTGCATCTGTTCTTACATTTATAGGAACAACCGATTCATACAGATGGGCAGGTGGTGCGTTTGGTGCAGATATCATGGTGGGAGTTGCATTGTGGTTAGTTAACTATGATGTAGCGTTTCGTAAACCCGATCTACCTACATAAGTGTACTGCGAATATCTGTCATATCTTTGATTAGCGCAGTTGACATAACTTTTTTCAATGCACCCGGTAACGGTGCAGTATCGCTCGAATAGCCGGCAATTAACTTTACTTTAGATGCAACAATAGGATCAAGAACTGGTTTAATTATACTCCAAATTGCAGTCGCAAATGTTGGAGTCGAAAATACATACAATTTGTTCAATCTACCAGGATAGAAATGCGTGATTGCACTAGCTATGCATTTTAAAATATGAAGCATGTTTAATGCCTTTACGTTTGGCCATCCAACTTTGGGACGAATGTCTACATAAATATTAACCGAATCACTGGAATCTCGCGGTAGATTTGTTTGTATGCATTGTGCGATGGCAAGAGTATATTGTTGTGGAGTAAATTCATAACGATCAATCCGTGCAGAATAAAAATATGCATTGCGCACCCCGGGTTCTTCTATAATACTTGAGAATTTAATAAACTCTGGCATGCCATTTCCAAAATATGGCTCATTTTCTGATAATGGGAAATTATCTTTTCTCCATTTTATATACTTATCATAACGAGTTTCTCCTACTTTTTTATTAGGCGCCCCTGCTATAAAACGATTATATTCCAACATATCATTAGTTGTTCCAGCTACCATTAGATATATGCTAGAAACTTAAATCTCGGGAAACACCTTTCCTTTGAACTATCACTGTATATAAACGGATCTCTAGTATCATCTGGTGTTACTGGCACTGAAAATACGGTAATATAGAAACTACGAACTCCGGTGTGTAAAAACACAGGTTCTTTTACTAATGTTTCCTCCGCGTCAAAATCAATATTCGTACGAATCGACCAAAACGTTTTAAATTCATGTCCAGGAAAGTACATATTTTCTGCTGGGATCCCACGTTCCATCGCATATCGAATGGTTACACATCGTCCAGATAAACGTTGAAGTTCATCTGTAAATATTCTCTGAATTGTCGGATGCATGTTTACATACATTGCCACAAAGCATTGACTGTATTTAAACGTATCATACAAATTTGGTACATTTTCCAATTTTGATACCATCTCACAATTCTTCTCATACAATTTAACTTCTTCATTTGATCTCGGATAAACATACTCTTTAATAGAGTTATTAAGCTTATTCATTTTTTATGCACTATTAAATAAATATGCAGTACATTACACACAGTGTACCAACGCAAAACCTAATAGAAGAACAAAAATGTATCATAACAGAAATTTTAGCAGCTACTACTATATGGGAAGTATTAGGGCTACCAAATGAATCTAGGGAGTTTAAACCTTCAGTAAAAGGTATCCGCGCAGAATATCTAAAACGTAGTCGTCTAATTCACCCGGACAAATGTTCACTAACTAACTCAGAGGAAGCATCACGTTTACTAAATACCGCATATCAAGACATTGTCAATAAAAGCAAAACGTTTCGTCCACATAACTACGGTGAGGCAGATACTTCGTCAAATCGCAAAACACCACCGCCGCCGGAACCAAAACGTCCTTCATCCAAAGAGAAGCGCAAAATTCGCAGGGAGTATGAAGCATTATATAAAACATATAAACGTTCAAAAGAAGATGAACTTATATTGTTTCGTAAAAAAGTAGAAACTGAGTCTGAAATTACAACCATCGAAGAAGATCGTGAGATTGCAAAAACGACTGCTGTTCAACAACGTCTTAACCGTGCTCGTACTGCATATGTCAAGATGATGATTGATACTCGTCTTTCAAAATTATCACCTGATTTAATTATTAAACTTGCAACTGGTATTAACACAGAGCCATCAGTTGACAGTATTCGATCATGGGCAACATGTGGACAAGAAAACACAATTAATAGACCATATTACATTAATAAATTCATAGTCGATCATGTACAAAATCGTCCACGCGCACTTATCAGAAAGGATAAAAACGACTTATCAATTCGCGATACCGAATTTCACAAGGACGCTACGAATGAACGGTATGATCAAATACGCATTATTCACATTACATCTACAATTCGTACAACAACTACGGTACGTGATGATTATCATAAAAAACATGAAGAGCAAGTCAAAGAAACAAGTGTCTTATACGATAAACTAATTGAAATGGAAATGAACATTGGAACAAATAAGTCATCACATAAACGTCGTCGCTTTGGCTTCTTTTAAGCATATGTATAATAAGCATTTGACATCACTGAAGACTGAGGCAAATCAATCTAAAAATTACAGAGAAAGAAATGAACGCACAGTTATCAAAAAACACAAATCAATTGCAACATTACCAGAGTCAATTTTAACTGATATCAAATCACATGTATTATCAAAGGATCTACAACCACAAGAAATATATACAAGTCTACTTGCGATTGCTACCACAAAATACACAGTCAAGAAAAATAAAGCTCCAGTATTTGATGTTGATATTAAAGATGTACAATGTAATATATGCTTACACAAATATAAATACGAAAGACAAAAAGGTGATGGTGGGTATGCATGTCCAGAATGCGGACATGCCCCTGGTATAGATATTTTTGAAGGCGATCCATTTCCTAATTATGAAAATGTAATCCCTCAATGGTCGCTTGTATATTCTTCAAATGATTTAAATACAATAGAAAATGCAATGACTCAATATACCAATTTAGTACATCTTTCCCCGGATCAACTTGATTATGCAAAACGTATAGTACGCGCAAAGACATCAATTAATGATCCAAATCCACATGTTATGGTTGCAGCAATTATGTATGTTACAAATCCAAATGTATTAGAGTCCAAATGCATTGTTACACACACACCAACACCGGGCAATTATGCATGTAAGAACTGTTCCAAAAAGTGGCACTGTAGAAGAGATGCACTTATGTGTTGTAAGTATGGTCCACCTGGTGATCAACACATTCCCATAAATAAAGGACGTTTATAATTTTATGTATTAGTAATAAAAGAACTATGAGCGTAAACGATATCCTTATTGATAAAATTGCCATGAATATAAGCACAATCCTTTTAAATGCAATGAAAAATGCATCTTCCGAAGAACAGGTAGCACCTGACACATTTCACACAAAGGAAGATGATGCGGTTGATGAAGTAATGAATCAGTTATCTGAACACATTATGGTAGAACTAACCAAATCACTCGTAGAACGGGCAAAACGCGTAAATGTAGAAGAAGTTCCATCTGCTGGGGCAACTGATACCGTAAAAAAGCTTGGTGTAAAAGTAGCAGCGCGTATAACAAAGTCGATGGACGACTCGTCTTCAAATCTAGCACAAAAAATTGGAGATTCCAAGTTAATTATACAGGATATGCAAATGTGGGGGAAAAAGCAATGGAGTGGTACGAAAAAGAATGACTTTTTAGCATATACATCACAGTTATATAACATTTTAGACCAATAATCAATATCCTCATGATACAGAACACGCAGGTATTGTATGGGAATGAATATTTTCTATGCCATAATGTAAATAAGACCACTAGACTAATTATAAATGTCGCGCAAACAAAATAAGCTACTTAGTGAAATCGAAGACCTAACAAATGACTATGATCCAGGTGAACTACCAAGCCGTCGCTCCACTCGTGGTGTACGTCGTACGACGTACCTAGAGCAGTTTCTAGCGAATGAGAAGAATCAAAAAATTCGCGAGGAACTACTCGATGGTGCAAATGAACTCCCAGACTCCGACGAGGATGATGACTGGGTAGATAACGGCGATGGCGCTGACAATAGCAGTGAGTACGATTCCGGTCCGGATAGTGATGATGATGACCCAGACTGGGACGAAACAATGGAAGACAAGGATGAGAACGACACTGAAATCTCGGAAACCGATGATGAGGAGGATGAGGATGAGGATGCAAAGAATGAGAACATGGATGATGATTCCGATACCGAATACGAAGAAGATGACGACGATTCGGAGACTGTTATTCTCCCAATTGATGATAAAAAAATTGAGAATGCTCAGGTTGTATTGTATGATATTGATGCGGATTAAATTGTTTACATTTTTTTGCTTACATTTATATATACCGCAAGTATAAACTCAGTTAATATTACAATAGGAACGAATAATACACTGCATGTATTGTACACAATCGTAGGTGCATTTAGTTTGCCAAGAATATGATACGGCCAATATGGAGAAATTGCGGACTGTTCGCGGTATATTATTGGAACGCCCATAGTGTATCTTGCTCGAATGTACATGTGCACTATATTGAATAATGAAAATGGTACATGCATAGTATAATCACTGCATACTACATTATCAATATAGTACAAGCCAGAAGGTACAAGGAAATGATGAGCGCCTTGTTTTATTACCTTGGTATTGCGTTCAACCGAAGTTATTCCGGATACTGTATTTATTACATCACCATTCTTAATACGAGAAGGATCTGTCATACTACCATTAACAGGAATTGCATGATGTCTTGATATAGTAATTGTTTCATTATTTTTCAATACAATTTCATAGTATTCGGCATTCTTTGCATTATCTTTATCAAAGAATCCAATAATTGGCTCATATCCACTTGGTGTGTATATCCGATCTCCAATATTTAGATGTTGTATAGCAACTGTACCATGTTCAGTTGTTACAATGCAATCATTTGGGTGACACCCATTATCAACCGCCTTTGATTTCATACTACCACTCCATCCATTGTAGTTTTCATTAATCGGTGGTGGGTATTCTGTCTGAATACCTTCCCATACCCGATAATCTTTAGTTGAACCATTTGTAGGTCCACAATCAGTTCTAATTGGATGAGTACCTTCATGAGCACATCCGCTATGATGCTCAATAAACGCATCACCTGGCTTTGCACCCATTACGCGACACTCTGCAACGATTCGTGGCACATGCCATGCTGCGTAATGTCTGCTGTCTTTACACGGGCCAGTCTCTAATTTATAACAACGAGTAAATGACGACTGGCCGCGAATTGTTCGTCTTTGATGAGGTACAATGTGATGATTCACTGGATCAAATTGCATACAATTGTTCTTATCACATTGAGATGTTGGAACTGTTTTTAGAATGTTTGACTTTACAAAAGTTGATTTTTTATCGACTGATGTATACTTATCTTTATCTTCCATCATATTTGCTGGAGTAACGTCTGTCACAGTGCAACCATTAGAAAATCCAGACAATGAAGGAATAAAGTCAAGGAAATCCACGTTGATATTATGAACCACTCGGCACCCATTACTTCCGCCTACGCGAATATCAGAATATGGTGGCAATACAATCAATTTAGTCTTTGTAAAGTTCTCTGCCTTTGATAATTCATCGGAGGTGAATGTAAATTTGTAACTCGTTTTACCTTCATTGTACTTTGCATGATCAGCTGCGGTAACCGGAGTTGCACCGTCGGTATATGCTGTATTGTATATTGTTACAGAAAGTGTTAGTCCTTGTATAAATTGAATTCCAATATATGGGTTATATATCGGAGGCGATGAAAATGGAAACATCAGTCGGGGAACTAGTGTCCATTGTACTTCAAGATCCATATGTTTAGCTGCCATTTGTGTATATTTGCTATACGTTTTCTTAGCCTCTGTCTTATTCGTTGCATTAAGGCATCCTTTACCATTATGTGACGTTCCAAATTGTTGACTTGCTCCATCAACTGAAAAGTTTTTCAAGTGAACATCAGCATAACCAATTGTACAGAATCCACCATCAAACTTGTTTGGAGCAGTTGTACCAAGTTGACAAATTGCTGGACCATATGAGGCTGCATTAAGTGTAGATATATATCCAAAATTTTTGAATTGTTTCCATGTATTATTACCAGTTGCCAATTGTGTATTTTCAGTATTACTGTACTTTATTGATCCAGTGGCAAGATTACAATACGCAGGTGCTGCAGTTGGATTCGTTCGACCAGTATCTGCTGCTGCTTTATGCAATCTTTTATATAACTGAATATTCTTCATTCCGTCTTCAATTGAAAATTTACCCGATTTCTCCGTATAACTATTTACAAACGGTCCAGTAAACTTTTGGTCAATATTTGTATTTGATGATACCGACTTTTCTAAAATACGACGATTTGCATCGGTCCATATTTTACCAGTAGGTGTCTTTACCATAAGACGTCCAATTTGGCAATTTCCACAAGGACTATCATCTATATTATCTTCTCGTTTCGCCATACCATGTTCAGTAGACGACATATAACACGTACCACACCTTCCCTTGTTTCCAAACCCACATCCTATTAATATGGTATTTGGTGGACATACAGTGTGTTCCCGTTCCTGACAGGATAAACAATTGTCTGGCGTTGCTGAGTTTTTAACATAATATGTGTACATTGTATTTGATGTTGGTACAAATGTATTCCCGTTCATTTTACCAGTCGGTGCATGTACAATTAACCAAACATCGGTTCGTGTACCGGACCACTCTACGATTTGTTCAAATTTCATTGTACCATAATGAAATAAACTAGGGTCGCCATGTGATTGGGTATATGTAATCTGTGGATAGATTGGTATTGCCGACAATGCATCCGACGACGATTCAATTGCCATTCGATTAACAAATACATATGATTCGTTATTGTATTCAAACATAACCATTTCATCGGGTGACTCTGTTAATTTCCCTTTGGAAATTTTTGCATCCCGAGATGTAGTAAACGAATGAGACGGAGCTCCTTTTTTATTTGTAACCTTACCCGTTTTTCCATCACGAAGTATTGCACATTGTAATATAATTGCCCAATCATACCATTTCCCATTAACTCTCACACGAGTATATGCTGCATTATTTGTCGCATGACTTACCGGTTTTGGTGATGACGATAAATACACAAGGCCCAACTCAAAATCTGCAGTCAGTCTATTATTATTTTTAAATAAAGTATAAATCGACCCAAATGATGCACCAGCTGGTATACCATATGTTAACTTACCTGTATCGGCTGGATTGTTGCGTCGTTTATACATCAACTTTTTTGTATCCGAATCAAACCATATATGCGTATACGTATTATTTATCAACGCATCGGTTGCATGATACTGGTGATATCCAAACATATTACTCTCAGATGCATTTTTACATGTTTTTGTGCCAGGGGATTCATCTATGGATGCCTGATTCGCACATGCCTGGGTATTTGAACATGTGTCAGCAGGTACCTCTTCGACAGTTGACACGTATGATATTTTACTTCTAAAACTAGGATCGTGTGATAATTTCAATTTACCTTTCACATTATAGCACTGACATGATGCCATGGCCTTTGCCCGAAGTGGGGAAATTGAAGCTACATTGGCACCGCTAATTGCCTTACATGCGTTTACGCAATGTTCCATTTCATGAGCTGCACGCTGATTTAACTTTATAGTGGATGCACCATATGTAGATGACGCAACTATTGTTTCACCATTTACAATCATATTACGAGCTACATCTTTATACAACCATGTTGGCTTTGGTGGTGGCTGATGTGGTTTATTTTGACCCGGAATTTCAGGAGTGGAATCACTATCGTCGTCATCCTCACCAACGGTACCAACTACTTCGTGTGTTCCCCCAATCTGAGCCGGGTTATGATCTCCATTATGAATATAATAATAGTAATAATAACCAATTCCAATTATAATTAATCCAATTATAATATAAGTAAAAGTATCATCACTTGATTTTTTCTTACTTGATTTCTTGGGCATCTTTATATATATTATACAAAAAACCGAATCTTGCTTTTTCTATATGTTATAGTAACTAATACACATGAATCTCACAGATTATGCCAATCTGCTACTCCGAGGGGACGACGGTAAAAGTGTAGTTGATCTAATGATTTCAGAAATTGAGCACAAATGTTCAGTGCGAGTTGCAATGACAAGTGTTCGTAATCTTATCCTAAATGGTTCTGATCCGAGACGTTTTCATCCGAAACATGCCGGGAGCATTAAAAATCTCAAAGAACTCGGCAAAACAGCAACTGTTTCCACCAAACAAAAGCTCAAGTTAATCCTTAATAATAATCTAAAATACAGATACAACGCAAAACGTAAAGTAAGAAAGGACGGATATTATTTTAATAACGAAGACATGGACAATATATTAAACACGATTGAAATTTTTCCAGATAACATGAAAACATTTATTCTACCAAAAGAGATTGCAAGAGCATGCATAGAAATTGCACAACACAATTTACAAGTAGCAAATGAGAATATTAAAGTAATTAAAAATACTACAATTAATATTAACATGTGCATCGATTATATTGAATTTGCAATCAAAGAAACTGCAAAGCGCAACCCCGAATATGTTATATCAGACAAGAAGTTGGGCACATGTCTTCTTGCAATGAGTGGTCGACGTACGGCAGAAATATTCAATGGAAAGAGTCGTTTCAAAAAAGGGAAAACGCCAACCACAATAATGTTTGATGGTCAATTAAAAAAGAATAATGTTGGACAAGAAACAGTGGATAAATCATATGAAATTCCATTACTGTGTTATTCTGAGATTTTCACAAAGGGATTTAATACTCTTAGAAAGCTCCAAAATTATCAGGAGTTTACAAACAAAGAAGTAAACGCAAAATATTCTACCAATGTAAAATATTGGTCATCTAAGTTATTTCCTATTGTTCCAAACAGAAAGAGTACCGACGAAGAAGTAACACCACATGACCTTCGTCGCATTTACGTCGTTGCCGTATTTGAAATGTATAATTATGAGGATGTTCGCCTTGGTGTAAATACCGTTGCCAAAAAAATACTTGGCCATATGTCCATTGATACGTCTATAAATTATCTAAGTATTCGTTTGAATGGTTTAACTGCTGCATTTCCAGATGAATATAGGTTAGATTTATCAAGTGGAGCTCGTAAAATTAAAAGACAACGCAATTAGACGTACATTTGTGGATGATAACGCATGGCCACATGAGGACTCTGTTGCATTCCATGAATGTTTGAGTACATTGGTGGACTAGCATATTCCATATAACGAATCATATGTTCCATGTGAGATACACGATTGCGCATCCTATAATCAAGATAGACAAGAATTATGATAATAACTAATAGCATTATAATAATGTACTCAGCAGTTACTGGGTGTATTTTTTCACCAGTTGGTGCAGATGTACCGGTTGTAGTAACAGTTGTAAGAGCTGGAGCTGGAGTAAATACCTTTACTGGTGCAGTTGGCGGTGGAGGCGGTGGATTTGTTGGAGGAGGTGGAGATTGCTGTGGGGTGTCTGCAATACCATTGCGCGTAATGGTTGGCGTTTCGCGATTATCAGAAATAAACGAATAAATTTCACCAATTGCTCCCTGCATTGCATCGACTTGTGTAGGAGTGAACTCTCTTCCAAAATATGTTGAATTTTTTGGCTTTTGTTCTTGTGGCGCGGGACCATCAACAACAGGTGAACCAGAAATTGATCCGGACGGGGCACGATTAGGTGCGTACATACTTTAATACTATGATTATAAAAAATATTTCCGATTTACTAATTATAAACAATGAGTTAATTGTTACGATTATCTGAAGACTTTTGATTTTCTAATATAGAGGCAATAAGAACCTTACGTGTAGCCGGTAACTTTACATACACCTTATGCGCAGAACATAGACTCATCAACTCGGGCTTAGATAGTTTTGTTAGATGTGTTTCGGTTAGTGCTGGCTTCACCTGAGCAGTTAACTCAATTACCGGGGTTACAACAGATTCTTTATTGTCAGAAACGGCTGGAGGTGGGGTAACAACTTTTTCGGAGGTCTGTCGTTTTTCTAGTTCGTCTAACTTGTTCATTAATATGTCAACCGCTGGTGGTGGGGCAATCTTCTTTATTTCCTCGGGTTTATTGTCTACAAATTGACGTTCAACTGGGGCAGATGACATTGAAACGGGTGAGCGAGTAGGCGAGCAAACAGGCGACGGAAGTTGGGCCATATTTGTTGTCTGATCTACGACAACATGGGTAATCGCCGTTTGTTTACGCTTTTCAGCATCATTCGCACGTTTTTTTATAAGAGATCCAGGGAGTTTCATGGTTGCTTTACATATAGGATATAAAAAATATAAATCAGTTTAAACTCCAATCTACTCGGGTGTAGTCTTTGACTCCGTAAATGTTGTTGGAAGAGCCTCATCCTCATCATCCGTCTCTTCTACATTATTGCTAGACTTGCGACGATTCTCACGACGTTCAGTTGACGCAATCTTTTTGTTACGAGACTTGATATGGAATGAAATTGCAGAACTTCCAAGTAGAAATGCAAGTTCTGCTTCTGGTTGCAAAACAGATGTACGCATATACTTTTGCTTTAGGCGAACAAGTGTTGGGTCATACCGACGACTATCCGCAGCAACCTCAGTTGACCATCCGTCGAGGGATAGGAGTCCAAGCCGAGAGTTTGCCATCTCCACTCCTGCAGTGAGTGCAAGTAGACCTTCGCGCATGATTACAATCATAGACGCATCAGATACTTGCTGACGATGCATGTTTAATTCGCGTTCAATGTCATCAATGTGGTCATTCATTGTAAAGTGACGACTTAGTTTAACATTGTGTGTTTCTACAAACTTATCCAGTTCATACAACATGTCCTGCTTACTTGGACGATCATATTGAGGTACCGATTCTTTTGCAGTTGACGACACGGTAGTTTCCGACGGCGCAGAAGAAACTTTACTTGCAGCCATTGTACGTGCTCTGCGCGATGTACTTCCATCACTAGAGTTGGAATAATCACTGTATGAATCAGAGTCCGACCCGGGATTACTAAAAGCCGTTTTCTTTGCAGCAACTGGCGCACTTACATTAGAACGCGCCGTGCGAGATGGGCGTTCCGGCTTTGTTTGCTTCTTAGCATCTGGCTTCTTCGCGTCTGGCTTCTTTCTATCAACAATACGACTACTAATAACTTCACCGTCACTGGAGGATGAATCATACTGGGTACTACCACCTTCGGCAATTATAGGGAGAGTGCCTGCACCACGCTGCTGTGCAGCAAGTGTAAATGGCTCGGTACCATCCTGTGGACGCGGTGGTGGCATACGCGGAGCAGTAGAAGATAAAGTTGGTTCAACCCTTGCATGCATATCAATTTGTTCTGGATTTCCAATTGCCATAAAATGACGAACGTCAGTCTCACTAAATGTAGATCCTGGGCCGCCCATTTTTGTGTTGTTCGTTTCTTTATAGAACGATAACAAAAAAATAGAGTCAATATAACTCGTCATGTCCCGCGTGAAGGAGGCGCAATCATGCCACGACTGCGTTCTATATCAATATATCCAGTGTCCCTTGACCGTGGTATATGAGTGTGACGAGTCATTTCAATCGCTTTCTCTTGTGGTTTCACTACAAGTAAAAACACAGCAAGTGCAGCTGCTACAATAGAAAATAGAGTGACGAATAATGCAGCAATAAGTTTTTGTAGTGGAATTGCCCATGTTGTTAACCAGTGACTTGCAGTACTTACAATTACATCAGACCATACACTTGCAATTGCAAACGCAAGGCCAATTAATACTGCTTCAAGAATAATATTTAGAAATCTCAAGTGAAGGACATCATCTTCCATTCGCTTAAATAAACGAACTGCCTGATGATCAGATGGATTATTCATCCCACTTTGTATTATATAATACAAAATTTACGAATTACGATTTGCCTGAGCAAGTGCGATTTCTTCTTTTTTATCATATGTAAGTTTTGGAAACATTACATTCAATTCAGCCAAATGTTCTAAATAACGCGCGTCGCGCTTTCTTATTTCTCGATTACGCATTATTGTATGTTGTGCATACACTGCAATTGTAGTTATTATACTCAATGGAATTGCAATATATAGCGACATATTTATATCTATCTTCATTGACATTGCAACCATTCCTACAACAAATGCAATAATCCCACCGACAATTGCATTAATTAGTGTACATTTTAACGATTTGGAGTCATCCTCTTGTAGATGATATGGTAGCCTGCAATATTGTACAAAGTTGTACATGTTTAATATACTACAAATATTTTTGTAATATGTAGGTGATTAGTAATAATACAATTATTACCATTGTCATTATTTTTATTATCAAATGCAATTTCTTGTTTGCAATTTTTTTACTAAACTCATCTAAATCTTTACCCGATTGATCTGATGATATCAGTAACGCAATGCGCGCATCGACACGATCATTGCATTCATTTACGAATTTGGTGGCTGATTTAGTTGGGGCATCCATTTCTATTAATTATATATTATTATATTCAGTTACTAAGAGGGATGACTCGTGATAAAACAATCAAAAACGCTAGATTAATTACAATCCACATCGCGACCGCAATGCCACGAATTGCAGCCGGGTTCCAGTCATCCGGTAAAAACTCTTCAACAAATATTGGTATTGAATCAGATACTATAAATATAACTGAGAAAGCACTACCGGTATACACACCAACATAGAATAATTCCATAAGAGAACGACGCTGTACAAGGTAGGTGGTAGTACCACCTGCCTGGACTTGGGTGATATTTATACGATTTCCATTTGCATCAAGCCCAGTTGATGGTGGGTTAATATCTTGATAACGACGGTTAGGTGGAGCCATTTTATTTATACATACTAAAATATTTACATTACTATAAAATCATCGGCATTTGTGACTGTAAGATGGCCACTTCCCACAATCGCGGAACGAATTTCTGCAATCACTTGGGTAAACTCTGGCATATCTTCTGGTAGCTTAAGTTGAACGTTTCTGTTTTCGCCAGCAATAACATACATCTTACCGAAATTTCGAACCGTTACATTACGTAGATGTACTCTGCAGCCGACGGACATGCTATGAATCTTATCAACACTAACATTTAGACCATGTGAAGTGATTGTTTTTGGCGTTACATTTGATTTTGTTAAATTCCACCATTCCTTTAGTTCATCATCATGTACTACGATGGGTGGATCAATGTTAATCCATCCGCTAATCTTGTCATTATATGAACTCAACTTCATGCGTTTGATCGAAACCACATCACCTTCATCTAAAACGGTATCTGCATGTTCACCACATATAGTAATATTAATGTGAGATTCGGTAACCGATTGATCGACTGCAGTAAACGATCGCTTCCAATTATTGTTACGATCTACTGACTTTCCTTCCTCAATTGTATCAACAACAACGTGCTTCATTGCAACAATTGGATTCTTCTGCATGTCATAATTAAGCACTTCCTGTACAGTTAAACGCGCTTGGGATGGTACGAAGAAAACGATATTCTTTGAATACCATTCATTAAATTCAGCATTCGGTGTAGTTTCAACTAGCGTCGGCATTGTATTTACATTAATTGATCGATTGTCATTAAAAATATTCACCCTACCAAAAGAAATCTTAACAAGAGCTCCAACTTCGATTTCTTTTGCTGCGTCATCGCCGAATACTTTAATGTACTGTTGATCCACGGTATTGTCACGCAACGAAAGTGATCGCATTGGCTTGTCATTCTTGGAATATGCGAGCGGATATACATCACGGATTACCCCATACAGATCCTTAATTACCGTACCAGATGGAGTTTCTGAATTATTTACTTCCGCGAGCGTGGAAATTGACTTTGCAACTTGTTCGGGGGCGCTGTATTTCTCTTTTACATTTTCCCAAAGTGTACTTAGACTAACCGATGATGTTGAATCCGCAAGTTTCATTGCAAAATTAAGATTAAGTGATTTTCTGCCATTCCATTCATTTACAGATCCTGGGATATGCACACACTTTCCTGCTTCAATTAAAGGCTGATTCGCCGCATCGCCCCATGCTTTTACGGTAACCGGCGTCTCTTTTGATGTATCGTCAATTACCATAAACGAGCGACTTCCCTTACCGGTGTCGTTCTTTGGAAATACCTTTACGATAAGGGCATTTGCCTTAAAAACATCTCTGTTAGCAGACATATGGATAGCATCGAGCGTTTTCAGCATCTTATCTGGTATGCTACGTTTATTATACAATGACTAAAATACTCAACTTATTAAAGTATTTTATATCCAAAATATTATATATTGTAAAAGGAAATCGGAGACATCGGATGAGACCAGAAGATGTTCATACATTATTGCTATTTTTCATTCTGGTGACGCTTAATACGTACACATTTATGCCATGGAAAGGAATCGATAAAGGATCAGCGGGAAAACTTGCCACACAGTGGTTTGGTTGGTTAATCATAACAATGATTATATTATTAACAATCACATCAATAAACAGTGTAATTTCCGGTTCGTTCGAATAAACCCAAAAAATAACACACGAATTAATCAAGTGTGCCCTGAGTGCCATTAAACTGTGTCACGTCCGGGCCATTGTACCCAAACTCCTCGCCAACCGTCTCATTTTTTCCACTTGTCTGCGCTCGAAAAATCTGAACTGCGCCATTTACACTACCCAGAAGTCGTTGGGGAATTGCATTGCTGGACTCACGAATGGTATCCATCTCGGGACGAGATGTCATCGCGAGAACCTCGCTATCAATACTCTTTGGTGGATTTTCAAAATCAATTGGACCATCTGGTGCCTCCGGGGTCTCATCTGCATCTTCGGGGAGATTAAGGTGTACTTCATCATCCAATGGAACATCCTGTGCTAGACTGGATGCCGAGAAGTTTACTTCTTCTTGGTTACGAAAGAGACGAAACTCAGATGGTAGAATAGATGGTTTTACTGCCTGTATAATGATGTACGCGAGCAATCCCGCGACGAGAAGCGTTAGAAATACCACCCGAATGCTACGATTCGAGGTAGGCGGTGTCATCATCATGCTATCCATTGTTGTTTACTTATACATTATAAAATATTTTCACCACTTTAATTGCTCTTGTTCAAACAATTCTTTGGCAACCACGCCAACTACCGCCCAAGTTGTTGTAATAATCCCGACACGCTGAACTGCATCCATAACTGCTCCTTGTGAACTACCAGGTAATGAAGTTGTCATTGGCATAACTACCGCACCCATTCCCATTGCCAAAGATGTTACTCTAACCTTTGTATTTTTAGACATCATGCCAGCAGCGGCCATTGCGACAGAGACAAGCACATTTATACGGAAAATTCCGTAACCGTCTTTTGCTTTTACTTCATCAATCCAATCGCGATCACGTTTAATCTCGTTTACAAAGATGAAAAGAGGCATAAAGAATGTAATTCCCATAAGAGGATGCCGTATTACTTGTTCTACTCCAATTGCTCCATTAAATATAGCAACGTAAGTGAGTGCACCAGCCGCGTACGTCATAAATATATCCAATGGAATCCTAAAATCAGCTCCCCCATCTGGCGTATGTTTTATTGCAACCAGTCGAGCATGTAGACATATGTAAATACATATAACAATACTTGCAATAAGAACCTTTTGGTCAAGATCCATCTTGCATCTTATTCTATATCACTCAAAATATTTTATATACTTTATTATAAATGACAACAGTTGACCTCACATACCTACTTGTAATTGGTATTCCATTACTTATTATACTATGTGTTATTATGTTTATGATTGGGAGACAGTCTGGTAAAAAGCAGGTTTATTACATGATGAATGGTGGTCAAGGCCCATATGAGAGTCGTCCTGAATCTGCGACAGCCGCGGCGATGCGAATTGTCAATGAAGAAGATCGCGCAAATAAGGCACGCCAAATACCGCGAACACATGTGCCATATGTGTCAGACAATATTGCCATTCATGGCATGCACGCTCCAACCGACGCTGGACGTATATATAAGAAAAAAGGATGGTTCAGTTGGTTAGGAACAGACGAGGGAGCCAGGGGTTAGTCTGCGACATGCAAGGAACTACTCCCAATACATATGTAATGGAGTCAGAGGAATCTTTCCTGAATGACCATAATGTACGATGCGTTTCGCTATCATTTAAGCATTCTCAGCACACAAATAAAAAAGCAAAACAGTCCATTCTCCTTTCGAAACAGCAATACATTGATGTACTGAACGATATTAAAGCATGGAAATATATTGTTTTCAATCATCCTATGATGAGTCAAGACACAAAAATAAAAATGCGCATAACACCGGAAGGTGTTATTATTGACGATACCCCGTTTAAGTATGGTTCAGACTACAGGGGATTTCGTAATTACATGAGCTTTTTTTTACAACCTCCTGTTATTCCATATGATGAACATGACGACATTGATTTTCTACTCGAAACTGCACATAAAAGTACAATTGACCTAGGTGGTTCGGGCAAAATTATTGCATATCGCTCGGATCTACAAAAGTACAAAGAATTTCAACACAACAACAAAATTAACAATCCATTGATTCCAGAAGATGATAAGCTTGGTAAGTTTTCATGGAAGTTGATAGGCAGCCGTGAGGATGTTCACCCAGGAGAAGAAGTCGCTTCTCGTATTATTTCATATGATGAGAATGAAGAAATACTATTCTGGGCAAAACGGCCACGGCTACAGGAATAGTCTTTTTATTAACGTCATAGTAAAGCAAACATGGACGCAAAGCTACTATTGATTGGGTTTTTTGTAGTGTGTTTTATAGCATGGGTTACTAAAGTAAAATCATTATCTTATACTGAAGAACACCAAACCATGATACGAAATGCCGTAAAACAATGCAAAGACTGGCACAATGTTGCCGAAACTACAAAAAAAGCATTTAATGCTTCACTCGCCGCCACGCGCGCGGCGGTGTATTTGGATGCAGTCAGATTATCTGTCCCAGATACAGACATAGAAAAAATCACAGGGGTTGATATAAGTAAAATGATCGTAGATATTGAAAAAACACAAGTCGAAAAAATTAAAACGGTTGATCCAAGTACAGAACAAAGCGCGATTGCAAACGTTATCAGATGAGTTACTCCTCATCAATATCACCAAGAGGTGGTTTTCCGCCCGAAAGGACATCAACTACCTGCTGGTTCTTTTTTCCATGGATTCCCTTGGTGGGTGGGCGCCCACGTCTCTTTTTTACAGGTCCAGGCGTGGGAGGTGGAGATGGTGCTTCGTCAGAATCGGACGACGCAGACTCCTCCGTTACAGGAACAGACAGCGGTGTCTCATCCGGTACCGGGTCCTCCTCGGTTGCCTCCACATGTGGTTCTTCAATCTCTTCGATTGCGGCATGTGCCTGTTTGCGAGTCTCAAGTAGCTCTTCGTACTGATCCTCTGTCATTACAATTGGAGGTACCTTGTCTTCCTTTGATGTCAGGGGGCCAACCATGAATTCAGGAACACCAAATGCACGAAGGGCCTTTCCGAGTGCTGGAACTTCGTCCGCAACTGAGTCGTCTAGATCATCTAGATCAACAATATCGGGAGCACTTTCGTCATCTTCTGGGATTTGTACTGGGTTGGTAAACATATTTGTTTCACTTACAACTGGTTTGGGTGGCATTGAATGATCCATTGCTGTGCTATTCGAAGGTGTTGGCGGTGGTACAACATTTGTATTTTCCGAGCAACCTCCCTTGCCACATGGACCAGATGGTGTTGGCGTTGGCTTGGATGAATCTAGAAAGAGGTACATCACAATGCATAGGAAAATACACATAACAACTGCAACGATAAGATAGCGAGTAGATGTTTTCATGGTTCTTATTTATAATAGTAAATATAAAATTATTTAATCAGTAACCCTAGCATATGTCCAATTTGATTTTAGTACCAACGCTGATACTTTTGTGATCTTCAATCTTCTCCTTTAAATAGATATAACAATGCGTATCTGAGCTACTTGGATCAATCCGACGTATGGTATACAGCTTTTTATTGATGCAAATGTGTGTTACACTATCAAAATATTTGAGATTCTCGTGACGAATACCAATATAATCAGCGCCATACCCAGATAACTTATGTTTTGGATCAAATGCACTTACTTTAATATTATCCATTGATAACATATTTGCATCATCACCCTGTGCAGACGCAATCTGGGAATCTTGTTTGTTTCGGTTAAAATCATTTCCAACTCGTTCGTTTGGTAAAGGGTTTAAATGATCATTTCGCGAATGACGAATTTCTTCGAATTCTTCTTCTGGTTCTTCCTTTTCCTTTGTTGACTTTGTATGCATTTCGTCAATATCTTCCTCCTCTGATTCCCGTTCAAGAATTCGAATTGTACTGGAGCGAGCAGGATTATCTGGTGTCATTGGTTTTAGTGATAGTACAACTACAATACAAAGAAGCATGACAGACATAATGATTAGCAAGCTACCTATATTAGATGCCATTTATTATTACTTGTCAAAAAATAAAGATTAATTACCTTAATCTTCGTCGTATTCAACCGGGCGATACGCATCCATCTCCCGTAACTGCTGTGCATGACGTGCTGCAAATATCTCACGGTCTATATCCTGAGATCCTGGAATGTCATACATTTTATCGTATTCGCGAACTGCTTGCACATTCTTGGTCGGCATCATTTTCAGATGCATACGTTGCTGCTCCCGCTCCTTCATTATCTCCATACGATTCGCATACGATTCGCCACGGCGAACCGCTGCATTGTGAATTTCTTGACTTACAGTAGCATCATCAGATGGGTCGTTTACCTGACAGATTGTTTTAATTGCATCGCGACCGTCGGTATCAAATACGTAGTCTGGACGACCATTTTTGCGAACAACGCCCTGGTAATACGCGGCGCCGTAAGGACTACACCATTTCGATACGGTGTCGTGGACCATTGTTACTGTTATATTATTTACATTATAAAAAAACACATATCGTAAGAATCCTACGAATAGTACCCTGTGCTACGAATTGGAGGAGGGGGTGGTGGTGGAGGTGGCGGAGGCGGATATTGAGCAGGGGGCGGTGGTTGTGGTGACGGTGGAGTGTACACCGCGGACCTTGGTGGAAATTGAAGTGGAGGTGACATCTTTACTTGTGTTGGTTCGGATGTTTTAGACCGATTGTCTGTGGATGCAAATACTTGACTTACACTATCCATTGGTTGTATAGTGTCATCCACTGTACCCCAGTCATCTTCATCAATTTCTCCATAGTTCTCAGTATTGTGTTCCGTTGGATGATGACTGACACTTGAAACTACAGACACTTCACTCCGAGCACGACGGGATTTTTTACGATGTTTTCGTTTGGATACAGCAGTGGATGCTTCCGACTCGACATCAGAAGTTGTATCGTCTGGATTCTCAACCCGAATAAACTCATCTGCGATACTCCACAATGAATCTCGTGCGTTTGTCTGAGTGACAATCGTGCATTCCACAGTTTGGTTTGGATCAAAGAACCGACCAGACCGCACCGAGT